TATTGTTCATAACCAGCTTGACAAGGTTTTTTCAAATCTATTGCTTCATCATGAGATTCACAAGGCATATAATAAACAACTCCATCTTCTTCATGTTCGTGATAACCAGAACAACCTTGTTCTAAAGCTTTTGCTTCTGCTTCTTCAATTGTTTCAAATGCTTCGATTCCGTCTATTTTCTTTAGACTTAACTCGTAACCAGTTTCTTCTTCTATTATTTCTTTATTAATTATATCAATATCACTAAAATCAAGAGGTTTAAGAGTTTTAAAGTATAAGTCTAATGCTATATCATTAACTGATAAAATAGCATCAATACATTCAATGACTTGATCTTGAAAGCATTGAATAACTATGTTGTCAAATAGCTGAGTTGCATTCTTTATTTCTTCTGCATTGTTTCCTAGTCCATCGTTTCCTTCACGAATACCAAGAAGCATTGGAGATGTAACCCTATGACCAACGATTAGTTTTCTAAAGCACTCATCAGCTAAATATTGATAATGAGCTGGTGCATCGTTTAATGGAATGTCATCTATAGTAGTTTTGGATTCAGAATTGTTATTAAATGCAACAATTACCTTTTCTCCTCTGCTTCCGGTTAGTTTATTTAATACATCGCTCTTAATTGATTGTATTTTATCGGGATCTGGTACACCGTTGTTGAAATTAACAACTTTAGTGCCACTAAAACCATTTATACAATCATTTATAAGATAATCTCCTATTTCATCTTCTAAGACTGCGTAAGGCATTGCAGAAGACCAATCTGGACTACTATAATAGTATTTTCCAGCTTCGTAAGGCTTTAATACATACATTTCTACTCCATTTGCTTTACCAAACCCAAATGCTGGTATTCTTTCTGGTATCTCTGTTGGTTTTAAATTGTCCCAATGATTAGAGTAATACCATGCTTCTATTTCACCTTCATCATTACATTTTTCAGCTCTTAGTGTTTCCATTGGAAAATGATGTACTTGTTTTACTTTACCATCTTGATAAACTAATTGAAAAGCAGCCATTCCAAGAACTTTGTAATCGTTTATAAATTTTCTTAAATCAGACTTTTTAAATAATGACATCATTTGAGCGTATTGCTCTGGTCTTTTGCTGGCATCATGTGCTGCAAGACCTTTACCATAAATCATATTTGATACACCTATAGTAATAGCTCTATTAGTAGTAGAATTATTATTTACATCAATTATGTAGTTGAAATAGTTATTGTCTATTCCATATTGTACCCAATCTTTGTTTTTTAATTCTACAACTTCAGGAGCTGTATAAGCCGCTAATTTAGTTACGAAAAATTCGCTCATATTACTACGTATTCGTTAGTTGTTGCATGTTCTGTATATACACCATCATTAATACTATAAGTACTAACTGTTTGATCTGTACAAAATATCATATCTCTATATACTACGCTAGTTCCATTAAAAACTCTAAGCGTGTAAAATCTACCCTCTATAAGTAATGGACTAAAAGTTACATTGCCTTGTAAATAATAAGAACTTGTTGTAAATGTTAATCCAGAATACGTTACAGGTGTATTAGTATCTTGATCAGTAATTATAATACTACTTGCAGAGTATTCTCGTGGAATAAACTTCAATTGTTGTGCGTTTGCACTTGTAGTTAATATAATCATTGATTTCTTTTTTAATAAACGAAAAAAGATGAAAAGTGTTATATAAAAAAAAGGCAAAACGTAAAGTAATGCCTTTTAATTTAGTTGTGTTGTATAATTAAACTCCTACTACTACAACTGTATTTGTAGTATCTCCAATAATTGTTGGATCTACAAAATAAGCTGATTCTCTTTCATTTCCAGTAAATACTAGATTATATCCAGTAAAGTCAGCCATAGCTGCTCCAGATACAGAACTTGCTGCAACTTCGCATCCATTTTCAATTCCAGCTAACTGAAATTTAGTTGTTTTACCATCTTCAGAATAAGATTGAACTATAACTTGTGGTCTCCCATATCCTAATAGTTTTAATTCTTTTCTTGTTTTAGCATCTTGTTTTTTTAACTGAATAGTTCCAGTTTGAGTAAAAACAGAAGTTCCATTTTCTCTTGAAGATTCGTTAGTTTCATCAAAAGAATTTGTACCTCTTAAATCGTATTTGTGTAATGTAAGTGCAGAAGCAAATCCAGTTATTAAATCATCTGTGCCAAATGTTGCAGCAGTTGTACCAGTCAAAAGACCAGCAGTATAATTAATAAAATAAATTGCCACCAAACCACCAACATCTTTTTTGCATGGCTCTAAACGGCCCAAGGTAATATCACATGACATCTGTTATATGTTTTATAACTTATTGGGTATCAAACATTTGTAAGATACCCGTTAAGTTGATTAGTATTAATTTATCCTGCGTAGTAAACTACATCAGCTCCAACGCCTATGGCTGCCGCAGCCGTAAACCTCATGACCATTCTGACATTTTGACTTCCATCCAACGGAGTCATGTCAATCACACGAATTTCATTATAGTCATTTAACAGCCCGGTGCCGAAAAATAAATTACTGGATTCGGCGGCTAGCATGGTGTTGTCCGACATTCCTCTTGCAACAAAGACTGGTATTCCACCGAAAGATAAACTTCCGTTGTTGTACCATTGAGTTCCTCGATTATCAGAACCAGCTGCGCCAATAGTAGCGGTAAAGCCACCAAGAGCTCTTATATACAGTTTTGCCGCTTTGTTAGATACATATAGTCTTAAATCTTCTTTTCCGAAAAGAGAATTTGGAATTAAATCCACAACTGCCTGCATTTTATCAATAATGTTTACGCTAGTTAATGCAATCGGATTTGGTACATCAATAACCGTTGCATCAGCAGCAGCAAGAGTTTCAAGTCCATTGTATTCTCCAGCTTGAGCACCACCTAAGTTTCCAGTCCAAATATTACTTTCATTTGCACCAGCTACTTTAGAAGCAACATAACCTACTAAATAATCAGCAAATGATGTTGGTAATCCATTAGGATTAAAGGCACTAAACCCCATCTGTGCGGCTTCCCATGTGTTAATAAAGTCGGATTTACATAATTGTAAGTTTACTTGGAATTCTTCTGGTTGAATAACTACTTCAGTTAAATTCACATTTGAACTTGCAGAAAAATCACAAGTTCCATCTGCGATTAATGATCCAGTTTCTACTCTTTGTATTACTGATTTGTACTTAATGTTTGGCATTACAGTAACACCACCATCTTCAATTGTACTGGCGCTTAAAAGTGCCGCCGATACGTAACGTCCCGCAAACTCCCCCGCATATGTGGAAGTAATGTTTACTGTAGTCGCTAAGTCTATTCTTTTTGACATAATTTTAGTTTTAATTGTTGTTAAATAATTTAGCAAATACTCTGTCTTGAGTACTCATTTTTTTGTTTTGAGAAAATAAAGACATTTTAGTTTCTCCTTTACTTTCTGGATTGTGTTTAATTGCTTTAGCAGATAATTCTACTTCAGAATTCATTTCTTCTTTATCACTAAATCGTGATTTTAGATCTGCAATAGCATCTTCAAGGTTTTTAATTCTAATTTCCATTCCTTTCCAATCAGCAACATCGGCTTCTTCAGCAGCTTCAACTTCTTCCACAACTGGTGCTTCTACAACTTCTTCTACTACTTCTTCTTCAGCTTCTTTTACTTCAGAGATAATACCATCTTCTTCAACGATTAGCATCATGCCATCATCCAATAGATATTCTCCCTTTGGTACCGCAATTCTTTCATCTTCATCGGTTATGATGAAAATTTCTTTACCAGCTTCAAATGAATCAGCTTCGAATCGAGTGCCATTTTCTAGCTTTCTTTCTTCTAACTGAACTTCTAAACCTAATAAAGTTTTAACTTTGTTAAGAGTTTCTTTTGAGTTCATAATAATTTATTTAAGTATTTACTTTTTTATTAAACGTAATAAGATATTTAGTGTTGTAAATTGAGTTATATTACTCTTGTTGTAATTTGTCTTGATTTTCAGACATGATAAAACCACTATTGTTTTCTAATCGCATAAAGTCCTCAAAGTTTTGCCCAGTAGTAGAACCTATTCCTTGATTTTGTAAATTTCCGTTACAACATTTAGAATTATAAGTCCCATCTTTACATAAACAACCACGGCGACCACCTTGTGGAGAAGTTCTACTTTTGGTTGGTGTTTGATTCCTTGAGTACATCTATTATATCGTTTAGTAGTTTATCATCATCGCTATAAGTATCTTTTTGTTTGTCTTGTGGTCTATTTAGTTTGTCAGCAAAATAACCTTCTATTGAAAAGCCTTTTACTTTACCTTCTTTTACATAGTTATTCCAAATATCATCATTATCTACTTTCATTGCTACCATCCATGTTCCAATAGGCATATCTAAACCATATTTTCTTGATTTGTCATGTACATTATCTTCTATAAGCCATGATTCAACAATAGTCATTCCATCTAATTTCTGGTCGTTATGTTCCATAGTAGCTTGACTTTGATTGCCAGCTTTTAAAAACATTTGTGATGCTTTAGCAACAGTTTCTTTTGAAAAATATATATAAAATTCATGATCACCACTTTTTCGATAAATTGGCTTTTCGGGAATTAAAGCGGCTCCAAGAAGTAATCTTTTTTCTTTGCTTATTTCTGCAAGTCTTATTTGTTCTTGGTTTTTAAGTGCTATAAAATCTTCTTCTATAGCTGGAGATTCTACTACTGAAATAGCATCTATTCCAGAATATTCTTCATTTTCATCTATTATCAATTCTATTATATCCATAATTCTTTTTTTATAAACGTATTATTTTAATTTTTGTTATATTATCCACCAAGAGTTGCACCTTGTATTATTCCGTTTTCTAAGCTTTGTGCTGTTGTTACATCTTGACTAACTACAAACGCTTGGACTGGTTGTTGTTGTTGTTCTCCAAGAGCAGAAGCAATTTGACTTCCTTCTCCTTGACCTACTATGTTAAACTGTGGTTGTTGTGCAGAACCTGGAGCTTGTGTTGGTGCAGATGAATTTCCAGAACTTATTGATGCAGATCCACCACTTGATAATAATTGTTTTGCTCTTGCTATGTTTGAACCTACTTGTGCAACTGTTGAAACATAAGATAAAACTCTTGCAATTGTACCAACACCAGGAACAAAAGGGAATGCTGTTTGAGCTGCAACACCCTCAGCGTTTGCTAAAGTAGAAGCTTTTGAAATAGCGACTGCACTATCTAAACCTATTTGTGTTAATGCAATGGCTTTATATAAAGCTTGACCGGCTTTAGTTTTTTTAATTCCTGTATCTTCAATTCCTGTTAGTATGTTTTGCATATTTGCTTTAGATACAGCAATAGCGGTGTCTTTGGCTTGTTGAAACTTTGCTTCTTCTTCTGCAATTCTTTTTTTCTCATCTGCTAAAGTTTGAAGTCTTGTTATTTCATCAAGATCAACTTGATTTTGATCTGCTATTTTTTGATCTTCAATAGCTTTTAACGCTGCGGCTTCTTCTGCCTTTAATGCAATCGTTTGACTTGTAACTTCTTTTGCTTTTGTAAGTCTGGCAGTTTCTAAATTAATAAGTTCTGCTTTTAATCTTGCTTCTTCTTCTAAATCTTCTTTTGTTGAACCAGCCAAAGCGTTTTCTTCTTGTTTGGCTTTAAGTCTTATTTGTGCTGCTTGTATTTCTTTATTAGTTATTTCTTCTTCTAATCTACCAGCTTCTTCTAAAAATGCTATTCTTTGTTCTACTGTAAAATTTTCTTTATCTACAGCCTGTTCTAATAACTCAGCTCTTTTTCTATTTGCTTCTGCTCTATCAACTATTAATTGTCTTTCTAATTTATCTGCCTTTGCTCTTTGATCTGCAATATTAGAAGCTATCTTACCTTCTTTTATTATTTCTTGTCCAAGTTCTTTAACTGCTTCTGTTGTTTTACCTATTGTATCTTCAATTCCTGTTAATGTATCAATGTAAGAACTACCAGCCGATTTTGCATCTTCCATGGCTCCAGAAAAATCTCCACTAAATACTTTTTTAATAGCACTTCCTAAAAAGCCAATTGTATCTATTGCAGCATTAAATCTGTTTGTAATGTTTTCAACTATAAAGTCTTTGAACTTTTCAATAGCATCTAAAGGGTTTGTAAAAGCATCTATAATACCATTACCAAGATTAGCAAGTATATCAACTAGATTACCAGTAACTGAACTTATTACTAGCATTATTTTATTGAACTTGTTTTGTCCTTCTTCTGTGCTTGTAAAGGCTGCACCTAAGGCACCAACAGCTAAAACTAATGCACCTATACCAGTTGCAATAATAGCCACTCTCATAGACTTAAAACCAGTTATGACATTTTTTAAACCTTGCTTTAAACCTTTAAATTTAGTTATCATTCCACCAGAAGCTTGATCTAATCCACTCATAGAACTTTCTAATTCTTGTGTGTTTTTAGAAGTGTCTTTTATAGAATCATCTAACTTATCTACGCTTTTAACTGCTTTAGATGTATTAGCTTCAAAATTTAAGATATACTTTTCTGCCATTTTATTTGTCTTTTAACTTGTTTGAATCCTTCTTTTAATGTTTCTGGTAATTTGTTTTTGCCTTTTGCTATCTCTATTGTTTCATTAAGACCATAGAAATTATCTATGTTTAATAATTTTAGTGCTATCATATTGTTATAAGTTCAATTTGACTTTTGTTATTAGTCAAGTTTATATTTAAACTATTAATTCTAAATTTTTGTCCATTAACTATTAGTATATCTGCAAGTGTATAATTTAAAATAATGTGTAATGGTAAGTAAGCTGTGTATTTAACTAATCTTGAACCTTGTAAAAACAAGTTTTCTATATATGAGCTATAGTAATTATTATATAGAGTTCCAGTAAAGTTGTTTAAACCTGTATATTCATTAATCATATTGCCAAAGTTTATATTTGCTGTACTCGTAGATGCTGATAACGAAACACTATTAGACGGTAAGTTATAAGATGTAACCTCACTATGACTTGTTGGAGTATCTCTAAATGATATTGGAGTAGTAGCACCACCAGTTTTTAAAATAGGATAAAACAAAATTGGTTTACCTATATAAGATTGTTGATTATCATTTACACAAAAACCCCATTGAATTGTAGTTTGTGTTGCTCCAGTTGTATCTTCAATGTCTAAAAGTCTTTCAAA